CTGTTGCACCTTTATTTGAATCTGGTATGATATATGCGCCTGAGCAGAAATTTGCAGAAGAAGTCATTGAAGAATGCGCTGCGTTTCCTTACGGTGATCATGACGACTTGGTTGACAGTACAACTCAAGCGATCATGCGATTCAGACAGGGCGGTCTGATCGGACACCCTGAAGACTACATCGACGACAAGGTCGAAAAAATTAAAAGGAACTATTACTAATGGCAATAAGATTTGGAATGACAATAGCTGAAATGATCGCTCAACTGACGAGAGGATTTAGATCAGTTGCCGGTAGAGATCCTGATGGTTTAGAGAAAATAAAAATTCAACAAGAAGCTGTACAAAGATTTAAAGACATGAACAAGGTTGTTGACATGCAAGGTCGAACTCTTGATCCAAGTAAAACTATTATGGGTGGCACACAAGAAGGTGCTGCTCTTCGATCAGGTATTATGAAAGCAACGGGAGCTAAACCAACAAAAGCCACTAAAGATTTTAAAAAGAAAATGGATGAAGATAGAGATTATTCTATATTTGATCCAGAGGATATGGCAGAGGGCGGACGTATTGGTTACAAAGACGGACCTGATCAACCAGGTAGAAGAAAGTTTATGAAAATTATGGGAGGTCTCGCAGCATTACCTATAATTGGTAAATTTTTTAAAGTAGGAAAAGTTGCAGCACCTGCAGTAGAAGCTGCAAGAGAAACTGCAGCACAAGCCCCGTCGTATTTTTTTGATCTTGTAAACAAAATTAAAATGTTAGGTAAACCAGGAATGTCTATTGGTCCAAGACAAAGAACAATAAATTATAAAAATTATGAGTTAACAGAAGACATATCAACAGGAGATATAACAGTTGTAAAACAAAAAGGAGATCCTGATTTTGCTTATGAAGAAGAAGTCATGTCACTTAGAAAAGGTCAAGCTGATGAAATGACAAGAGGTAGAACACCACCAGATGAGTATGAAGAACTTACAGTCAGACCTGATCCAGAGGGTAAGATGAAAGATGTTGAAGATGGTATTGAGCCAGAAAGTATTCAAGAAATTGTAGAAGAAGTAACGGGTGAAGCACCATCAATTAAAAAAGCAGGTGGCGGTATCGCAACGATGTTAGGAGAGTAATGGCTGGTTTAAAACTTACTCCAATTATTTTAAAAGAAGTAAACAAATATCTAACAACTCCTAAAAAAGTTAGAAAGTTTGGTTTTGATGACACTACTGTAAAAACAGGTGAAGATATAGAAAGACCACAAAGAGCATTAGATAGAGAAATGTTTAAAGATGCTGAAGAAAGATTTAATAAAGCTGATGGTGGAAGGATTGGATTTGAAGATGGAACTAAATTAAAAGACCTAACCACAAAACAAAGACAATCTAATATTAATAAATTTATTAATAAAAATTCTAAAAAAGCTTATGATAATTTATCTAGAACTTCAAAACGTAGAGTTCAATTAGGTGAGAATGTAGTTATAGATAGGAAAACATTATACACTGACACTCCTAAAGGAAAATTAAGAGAGTATATAAAAAATCTTCCTAGTGGGTCTACTGTAAATCGACAAGAACTTGCAAAAAAATTTGGAATTAAAAAAACATCTATAGGAAATCTTACCAAAGTTTTTCAAGAATTTCCTAATAAAAATTTTAAATTTAAATTTCCCACAGAAAATATGGGGGGCCCAAGAATAAAAGCAACGGAGAGTCAAAAAAATTTAGCTAAATTTTTATTTGGAAAAGATATTGATGATCTTACTAATTTAGAAAGATCTAATATTTTTACAGGCAAAGTTGATAAAAATACAATGACTAAATATAGAACGGAAAAAATATATGATCCCATTGCTTTAAAAAATTACGGAAAAAAATTTAGAGAATTAACTGAAGTTGAAAAAAGAAGAATAAAAGATGGTCTACCACCAGTTGATCCTAATAGAATTCCAGCTAACAAAGCAGTGGTTCAAAAAGAATTATTAGAGTTATCTAAAGATCCACAAATTATGAACATATTTGAAAATCCTAATAGAACTAAATTACAATACACAAAAGATCTTAAAAGAATAAAAAAAATACTTGGTAAAAATGTTAATGCTGTTGCTAGATTAACACAACTTGCCGCCGCTGTATCAGGAGATGATCCTATTCCTGGTATTTCTACAAAATTAAAAAAAGGCGCTGATTTTGTTTATAATAATTTACCACACACAATGGCTCAAAGATCATTAGATGAGCTAAAAATAGGTAAAATTTTTGGAGAAAAAAGTATTAAAACAATAAAATCAGACATAAGAAAAACACCCGGTTATATTGTTTCTGGAGATTATAACATCGATGAAGTTGCTGGTGCTACTTCATCTGTAAGAAGAGGAACTACGCCATATGGAATTTTTGGTCAAATAATTCAACAAGATATAAATAAAAAAGATAAAATGTCTTTTGATGGTAATAAATCTAAAAAAGAAAAAATATTACAAGATGCAATTCAAAATGCAAAAAATAAAGGTGTTAATATTAAAACAGATAAAAATGTTAAATTAGCTCTTAATGATTTCAATAAATTAGTTTCTGATTATGAACAAAAAATAAATAAAAATGTTCCCAAAGGTGATCTTAAAGTAAGACTATTTAAAGCATCTTTGGATAGTCCTGAAATAACAATAAAGAACTTTGATAATTTTAGTCCTAACTATAAAAATGTTTTTTTAAATAATTATAAAAACAAAGGATATTCTTTTAATGTTCCAAAAGATATTAAAACTATCCCACAAATAGCACGAGATGTGCAAAGTCCAAAAGTAACACAAAAAATTGCAGAACGAGCTGATGCTGGAAGTGCAAGATTATACGCAAACCCTTTTTTTAGCCCAGGTGTTTTAGGAGAAGCTTTTAAAACTATACCAACCCCACTTGGTGCTGCAGTATTAACAGCAGGGCTTGGTGTAGATCCAACATCTGCGATTGACAGAGCCGGTATTGCAGCAGAAGCAGCTTTTGCACCAGCACTTGTGAAACAAGCTGCAAAGTTTGGACCTGTTGCACAAAAAATTTTTAATTTAGGTGCAAGTCCAAAAACTGCACTTCGTATAGCAAGTAGACTGTCTCCAATCGGTATTGCATCACTAGGATTAGAAGGGCTTTATCAAGTTGGTAAATTAGGTCTTGAAAGCCAAAGAAGATTTGATGCGTTAACACCTGAGCAACAAGCAGCAGAAAGAGCAAGACAAGAGGCATTTGCATTTGATGTTCAAGGTGCAAGAGAAGGCGGATTAATTGGAAAAAAATCCGGACCACCGCCAATATCAGGACCCACACCACACGGTGATGAAGGGTTGCCAGCAGCATTTAAACGTGTTAAGAAACAATAGGAGTATTAAATGGCAGAAATAGACAAAGGACTCCCGAACGTTAAAACTAAACTTGATATACCTTCAGAAGAAGAGTTACAAGAAGTTGCTGTTCAGGAACAAGAAGCACAAGAGGAAAGAAAACCAATAGAGGTTATACCTGAAGACGATGGTGGTGTAACACTAGACTTTGAACCAGGATCAATTAATGTACCTGGAACAGAATCACATTTTGATAATTTAGCAGATCTATTACCAGATGATGTTTTAGAGCCAATCGGTAATGACATGGTTCAAAACTACATGGACTACAAAGCATCAAGAAAAGATTGGGAAAGATCTTATACAGAAGGGCTTGACTTACTAGGATTTAAATACGAAAACAGAACAGAACCATTTCAAGGAGCATCAGGCGCAACACACCCAGTGTTAGCAGAAGCTGTCACACAGTTTCAAGCACAAGCATACAAAGAATTATTACCATCAGATGGACCAGTCAGAACACAAATTATTGGTGTAAAAAATCCACAAACAGAACAACAAGCTGTTCGTGTAAAAGATTACATGAATTATTTAATTATGGATGAAATGAAAGAATACGAAGCAGAGTTTGATTCTATGTTATTTCATTTACCACTTGCAGGGTCTACATTTAAAAAAGTTTATTACGATGTGCCTATGGGTAGAGTTGTATCAAAGTTTGTCCCTGCAGATGAATTAGTTGTGCCTTATACTGCAACAAGTATTGAAGATGCAGAATCTGTAATACACACAATAAAAATATCAGAAAACGAATTAAGAAAACAACAAGTATCTGGTTTTTACAGAGATGTAGAACTTGGACCACCAGGAGTTGTAACAAATAACGATCTAGAAAAAAAAGAACGTGAATTAGATGGCACAAAAAAATCTGGTAAAAACGAACCAATTTACACTTTGTTAGAGTGTCATGTTAATTTAGACTTAGAAGGTTTTGAAGAAGTTGGCCCAGAAGGACAGCCAACTGGAATAAAATTACCTTACATCGTAACTGTTGAAGAAGGTAGCCGAGTAGTACTCTCCATACGGAGAAACTATGCGCCCAATGATCTAAAGAAAAATAAGATCCAATATTTTGTCCACTTTACCTTATCTCCTCCCTCCT